CGTTGCTCTTGCAGCGTTTTCCCTGGCTTCCTGCGAAAGACGGTTATATTCAATCTGCTTATAAACACCCTCCTGCTGTTCCGCTGCTGCCGCGCGTAGCTGGGCGCTTGACTGAATAAGCTGACTGTCAGCCGCCTGTAACTGGCTCTGGTACTGCGCCTGTGATGCCTGGCTCTGTGCATGGCTACCAAGCAATGAGCCGCCCACCTTTAGCCCGGTACCGATAATGTCCGTCCAGCTTTTATCGCCAAAAACGGAGCCGATCGCGTCGGCAACGCTTCCAAATAGACTCATCAGTTATTCACCGTCAGTGTGCGCACCACGGCCAGAACATGTATTGGCAGCGGTTGAGGTTGTTCGATAATGGTTTCTGTGTTTTTCCAGCCGGTCACATTCCAGTCGAGATCGCCGCTGTAAAGGGGTGAAGGCTCATTTAGCACGTTAAGGCCGAATTTACGGAACGGTACCTGCTGACCATTCAGCATCATCCCTGTGGTGTCATTGATGCGGATACGCATGCGTGAGAGTGAAACCTTGCTGCCCTGCATGGATCCGTTTTGCATCTGAGCCTCTGGTGGAAGCAGAATTAAGCGCGGCGTGTAGGGCAGCCCGATAACCACCTGCCGGGCGGCGCGGGCCAGCGTCACCGCCCCGTCTTTAACGGTCTGCGATGTCTGCACCGCACCATCAGCAACGATAGCAACCGTCTTGCCTTCCAGGTGTTCTAACTTCGTCCACTTCTGCTGAGGCGGATCGGTTTCTTTTTCAATGGCACCCACCAGCGCAGAATCTGAATAAATCCCTTCCTGAAAATGCTCGATATAAACCTGCGGGCTGCCGCCAATATCGCGGACAACGGCCACATAGGTATCGTCTGTGCCGTCCTCACGTGGGATTGTGGCGCATGAAAGAAAACTGCCGTCAGTGACCACCCGTGACCACGCCGCTATGCCAACCTGTTTATTAACGGTGAGCGTCACCATTTTCCCGTCGAGGCGTAGCATGTGGATGCGGTTGCGGGGCTGCGCCTGCACCGTCATATCCACAATTGGCGACTCCAGCATATGCTCTGCCAGCAGGCTCAATTCATTCACCGTGTAACCGGTCTGGTTGTCTGGGTCGTAATTAAGCGTTAACAGCTTGTGGGAACCACGCTGGAGATAAAGCAAATCTGACGCGAGGCGCACAGGCAACACAGGGTTTGAACCGTACTCAGACGGGCAGCGTACGTTGACCGATGTAGGCGTTATCACGCCCGTTGAGGACGTGATCAAAAACTCATTCATCGAGGTAAGCGCTATCAGCGCATTCATGCTGAACAGGTGCAGAATTGGGTTTATCTGGTTACTGTCCAACTGAAACGCCCAGGCAGACGTGCCCAGCGAACCCAGTTCGAAGTTATAAAACTGACGGATCCCGCTGCCCCATATCCACTGCGGGTACTTATTTGAACCGGCAAAAACAAGGCGCTGCTGGTGGAAGCAGACACAGGACGGCCAGCCGAGCGTGTCAGACCACATCGCCTTTAACACCTTCCAGTTATCGACAGGTGCAGGCGGCCACGTTTTTCCTGTGCTGTCATTCTTCGTAGGCGCAACGGTCATCAGCGTGCGGATCTGCACCTGTGCGACTGATTTGCTGCTGACGCCTGTGATTTTGTAGAGCCCGTCATACACACGTACATAGCTGTTAACCATGTCGCTGGTAAATCCGGTACCCGAATAATTGTTGTTATCCGGGCCATCTTTAAGCGTGATTGTTGTGCTCTGCGCCACATAGTCATTGTTGGCAACGACGGCCCAGCCTGTAGGTGAATTGCTCAGTTCATCAAAGGGAATAACCTCAAACGTGACTGCCGTCATTTTCCAGTCAAGTTGATCGTTGCGAACCAGTTTTTTCGGGGCAAACGTGGGATGCGCAAAAATCATCGTGTCAGCAGACTGAGCAAACCGCACAGTGGCTAATGCATCTTTGGGAATGCCGGTATCAATCTCGTAAATCGAGCCGTCAGCATTTGTCACGAACTGGCCCTGCTGCACAAAGCGCATTTTGTTATGCGTTAATTCCAGCACGTAAGACTGATCGCGGTTGTACACCCAGGGGATTAAACGAATGTCGCCGGTATTGTCGCGGGCTTTATTCACGAAACGCAGGCCCGCGCGGCCCTCAGCACCTCCGGACACACGCACCCACATGTTGGTAAGCTCTTTGGCTGCCACGCCGTAACGGTCAGCGTTAACGCGGCCAAGCAGCATCGGATCCAGTTCGCCGCCTGTGAAATCTGTCTGAATGTGATGAACCTGCACGCCCATGCTCAGTACCTCGCCTGCAAGAATCCATCGCCACCAAATTCAATCGCTGGCTGCTCCTGGCTGGTCTGCCCTTTATAGAGCATTAGCTGCTGCATAAAAACCTGCTGCGCTGTGGCTTCAAGCCCCGAATCGCGGGTAATGGCATAAGCCAGCGCCCAGCGCAGACGGAATTTAAACAGGTCAATCAGGCCAGCCGGCCATGTGGCCACCACGTCATTTCGCCAGATGTAATGCAGTCCCACCGGATTGCAGTTGCACAGGATTTTGCCGCTTTCGATACGGTAATCATCCAGCCAGCGCGCAAAGTGGCCTGTCTCTGAAACGCCCAGAACGCGGATGTAATCGCCCGGTAACGAAAAGGCCTGGCTGTAACCGAATGCTGGTGGCTCAGAATCGGGCGAGAGGATTACGCGCTTGACTGCACAAGACCAGTCATGTCGGCTTAACAGGTCATCGCGTGACGTTGGATAGAGGTTTGAACAGGCTAACGCCTCATCAGTGTTTTCGTTAAAACTGGCGATAGGACGCGCACCGAGGCCGATCAATACCTCATTGCACAGGCTCACATCGCCAACGGTAATATTCTGCGCCATGCTTCCTCACAAAAAGAAAAGGCGGGCATAAGCCCGCCTGTCTCACCGCCAGAGCTATTAAGAGCCCATGAAATTCAGTGCAGCGCACTTCTGCTCGTTGGCGCGGCCTGCGCCATAAGAAACCAGCGCAGAAATCTGGATAATGTTGCGTTTGTCGCGGCGCGGGCCAATGTCCGTATCGATGTTGATACCCGTTCCGAAATGCACGCCAGATTTAGTCCAGGCGACTGCCGTCACCGATCCGTTAGCGTCAACGTTTAGTTTCTCGTAAGGGATCCAGTTAAAGCCCAGCCATTTACCCGCTACGTTACCTTCCTGAAGCATGTTCACTGACATGAAATCGGCGCTGGTAAGCGTTGTGTCATTGAGGATGGAAGTCATCATGTCACTGTTATAAGTGATATAAATCCCTTCGCTATCAGCTTCATTTTTGCGGAAAAGCGCACGAAGGCGGATAAGATCCTTTTTAGTGATTGGCTTAGCAGGTGACTGCGCTGTGCCTACTGAACCCTGCGCCCACAAAATCTGAGAAGCAGCAAAAGACTGCGCGGTAGTGGATTGCGTACCGTCTGCCGCCACTGATTTACGCTGAATATCACTCAGAATTGCGTTGTAGATCGTGCGGTCTTTTTTGCGGTTTGCCGCCGCGACTAATAGCTTCTGATATTCCCCCTGGGGTTCAGCAAGCAGTTTTGGCAGGTCAACTTTTTCAACTGGCACATACACATCAGCGTCAGCCATCATCGCTACGCGAGTGCCGGTATCAGGCATTGACCATGGGGTATTGCTGAAACGGTCAGAAAAAACACGGTCGGTCATTTCCACAATACCCATATCGTTGATGGTATAGGAAGCGCCGGTGATGGTACCGCGATCAGTTACCGCTGCCTGTAGGCGTGAATCTTCCTGCTGGCATGCGATTTCAAAGCCGCGATGAAATTCCTGTACGAAAGCGGAAGTGATCTTACCGCTGTTGGTAGCCATATCTTGTGGCATGGTGTAATCCTCGAAAAACGTTAAAAGGGTTTGCGTGCAGACCTGATAAGCGTTATCGGGGAACCCCGGCGCGGAGGTGACAGCGGGTGACTTATCCTTTCGGGGTCGGTCGCTGTGGTCATTGCATGCTGTATAACACGGTGTGATTTATGCACTCAAGATATATCTTAAGCACATGATAAAACTAAGCCCGACAGAGCGGGCGTAATATCAATGGTATTCGTCGTTACCTGAGTTTTTTTCAAAATAAGTTCGAACCTGCTGAGATACGCGGCGGTGATCAGGGTGTTTGTTGTTCCTGTACGCTTCGGACTTCATCAGGTCATCAATGCTTTCTGCATCCATCTGCGGTAATGCTGACAGCCGGATCGAATCTTCGCTGAGTTCGCCACCTACCTTAGCCAGCAGTCGGATAATCGCAGGGTCATTTCCATAGCGCGCGATACAGCGCTGATAATCGTCACCGAATCCAAATTTTGCCGCGCGGTCTGCTGCCAGCATATTGCGGTTATATTCTGCCGGTTCTTTCCAGGCCTGTTGAAGATCTTGCATTGCCTGTTCCTGTGAAAAACCTGTTGCGGTTTCAGCCTGAGCCGGAGCACTGGCGATGAGCTCACCTACCATAAAATTAAGCTGCGCATTGTTCAGGCCCAGTTCATGCGCTTTTTCCAGAAATGGTTTAGTAGCCGGATCATTCATGAAGCGGTCACCAAACCCTTCACCGAACTGATCGCTAAATTTATATCCGCTGATTTCCGCTGGCCGCGCCTCACCTGCGCCGAAACGCTTTTCCAGATTGGTATAAGCCTCTGACAGCTTCTGTGCCGAGGCGGTGAAATCCAGATCATCGCCGTTTTTAACCTGGAATTTTTCGGGAAAGCTGAAAGGCGCTGGCTTGCCCGGTTCAGCGGCTGGCGGCGTGGCCGTTGCAGCGCTGCCTAAAACGGTGCCGTTCGCCTGCTCCTGAGTCTGCGACAGGCTACCCAGCAGCGTAGCCCCTGTCTGGTTTGTGCTGCCCTGCTGTTCTGCGCCCGGCGCTGGTTGTGCAGTTGAGGTATCTACTGCGCCTGCGTTATCGGTTGTATCAGTCATCGTCTCTTTCCTGTGTCATCTGGGGGTTATTGCCGCGATTAATGCGGTTAAGAATGTAATTCACCACGTGCAATTGCCCGGCGTTGAATGCTGTCTGACGATCAGCATCGTGTCCGCCTTTCACGTAGGGGTTATTACCGAAAACAGAAACAAGCTGTTCGAGAATCTCAGGCCCGGCAGGGCAACTCTCAAATAGCGTGGCGTAATCTAAATCTGTAGGTTTCGTCATAATCAGGCCGCTGGCTGGTTAGCTGCTGTAATCTGCTCACTGGCGTTCTGCATTCCCAACTGATCCTGCATTGCCTGTGCCTGTTGTGCCTGCGCTGCCTGCGCCTGCTGTGACCTGAGCGCCTTAACATCATCGTCGCTGCGGATAATGTCAGCGGGTACGCCAAGCGTTGAGAACAGATCGCGTGTGGCCGCATCAACGTCCAGATTGTCACCAATCCCCGGCATTACCTGCGCATAGTTCGCCACGAATCCAACCGCCTGCTGAATGGCTGTGGCCTGCGCCAGCTTCTGAGCGCGGGCAAGTGGGTTATCAAACGCCACATGAAAATCAATCCCGTTTAAATCATCTGGCGGCGGCGGCAACACGTTATTACGCAGCATCAGCATGAAACAACGCTCAACCATCGGGATCAGGAATTCGGCCTGAAGGCGGCCATACATCGGCGCCATTTGCTGGCGGATGATATTCATGCGCTCGTTAACTTCGGTTGCCGTCATCTGGCCGGAGCCGTTCGCCATAGTGAGCACGTCAGCCATGAGGGTGCGCCGGATGTTGTTCTGCAACGTCTGTTCATTCTGAAAGGCAACTTTAAAATCGCTGCCGGTCAGCAACGGTTTCATCGCATCCACGGTGCTGGCTACTATGACTTTGCGCGGGCCAACTTTAACCGTCCGTGGGTTTAGCACGCCGTCATCCTGCGCAATCCACATGCCAGAAACCGCCAGTTCAGCGGCTGATTTCTCGTAGCGCTTGAGGTAATTGAGTTCCTTGATGTCGGGCAGCGCATCAGAAACGAGGCCCGTAGCGTACTCACAGCCTGGTAGTTTTGTGCTGCGTGGTACCATGCAGGGAAATTCGTCAAAACCGGATTCGCTGACGATCTGGTTATCTGCAAGCGAGATATATACCGAGTAAAACGGTTTGTTACGGGCCAGCTTACCGCCCATGGCATACACCTGACGCGGGCCAATCGCATGCAGATAACGCACTTTTTCCATCGGGTTACGCTGGTATGTCGCAACAACCTTCTCGCCAGCTTTTTCACCGAACTGACCATAAGCCTGCGCCGCCGTCAGAACGTGCTCGCGGAAAATCATATTCACCCTGGCGCGCGTGGTGCTCGACCACCAGCATTCGGAAATGGGCCATTGCTCAAACACAAAGCCGCCACGCTCGCGATCAATATCGATGTACAGCACAAAGCTGCCAGCAATACAGAAATCGAGCATTGAGCCGTAAATCTCGCTGTCGTAGTTGGCGCTGTGAATATTGCGCCAGACCAGTTCGGCGCACTGGCTGAGGTAATGCCCCGCTGCGCTCATGTCGTCCTGACCGGAAATGCGCAGATTCAGCCACTGACTGTTAGCGGGCGTCATGCCGCTGATTAACGCAGATGCCAGGGTGCGCGTTGCATCAGTGCCGGTTGAGTCCAGCAATTCCGCTTTTTTGGAATCCGCTGTGCCGCTGTCCTTAATGCCGCTGAATCCCTGCCCTAACTGCGGGTAGGTGTAGTCGTATGCTTCCTGCCAGTGCGACTGAATCGGCGTGCGGCTTTCCTTAGCCTGATTCCAGATTTTTAGAATTTCGGCTGCGTTCTGTGCCATTTAAATATTCCTGTTTCAGAACGACCAGGCACCGCCCAGCAATGAGCGCCCGCCGCCATATTGTGAAATTACCTGACCACTGAGCCCGCCGATCGCGCCCTGTGATCCGCTAACCCTGCCGAGCAGTGACGTGCCGCTGGTACCGTTCCAGCCCGCGTTTGTGTAAAGCAGGTTGTTCATCTGGCGCTTACGCAGGTCATCAATGAACGAACTGAAAGCCGACTGACCAGCCTTGTTACGGTCATCAATGCCACTGTTGCCAGTGCCGGTACTGCTGCCAGGGGATGTTGTGCCGCCGCTGCCGGTTGAGGGTGCCGGGTTAACCGGTGTAGGGTTGTAGCCGCCGCCCGCGAAAACTGAACCGAGGCTGCCGGGCTTGTAGTCGTTTGCATTCCCCTGCCCTATGCGCTGACCGTTCGCCAGCGTCTGGCCGGGGCCGTAACTGCTTTTGTCCTGCGTCACACCGTTGTTAAGTGGGTTAACGCCTTTCAAATCGTCTGCTGTTGGCGCGGTACCGGATGCCATAGCACCACCAGCAACCAGACCAGCCAGCGCGCCGAACGGGCCAAGCGCGGCACCAGTCAGGCCACCTTTGACCATCCCCGCCAGTACGTCACCAATTCCTGCTTTTGATGCCGCTGAGCCGGTTGTGAGTGCGCGGGATGATGCGTTTTGACGGTCGCTAATGAAATTGCTGTAAACCGCTGCGGCACCACTCAGGAGGCCACCGACAGGCCCGGCCACACCCAGACCGCCGAGGGCAGCACGCGCCACACTCCGAATTTTTCCAAAGCTGGAAGTGTCGTTGTAGCCACCCATGCGGGCTGCTTCGTCAGCGTTGGCCTGCTGGTCAGAAAGGCTTATCGGTGTGCCAACAGCCTGGGAAATCTTGCTGCTGTAGAGCGCGGTATTGGGGCCAGTTGCAGCGCTGGCGCTCTGTGCCTGCTGTGCTGACTGCGCAGAACCGATAGCGTTATTTTTCTGTGCCTCAGTCTGGAGTGACAAACGAGCGTTGGCAGAATCCAGCAGGGATTTGTTTAGCGCTGCTGCGTTGTCTGCCTCCGAGCCCAGCCCATTAATCTTATTAACCAGGTCGCGGGTAGCCTCGATACTGTCCGTGCTGCCAATCTGCTGTTGAAGGCTCTGGCGCTGTGCTGTTTCAGCCTGAATGCGCTGCTGGCGCTGCTGCTCTGCCACGCGGGCCGCTTCTGCCTGTCGTGCGGCCTCTGCGGCGGCTGCTCCGTTATCTTCCTGTGGCTGGCCTGCTGCTCGTTGACCAACCAAGCCAGATGTGAATCCTGCCTGCTCACGCTGTTTGGCTTCGTTCTGCAAAGCGTAGAGACTGGCCTGCGCTACAACTTTATCAAACCCGGTAAAGCGCGGGTTCTGCAACTGCTGGTTAATCTGATTAATGCGGTTCTGCACATCCTGATAAGTCAGATCCTTGAACGCGTTAGCGAACGTACCGACATTGCCACTGCCGGTACCTTGCTGATTACTATTGTTGGCGCTGCCTGCGTTCTGACTACTAGCAGCCCCGCCCTGCGTATATCCGCCATACGCCTGTGCTGTACTGCCTCCATAGTCGCCACCCAACAGCGTCATGGTTGAGCTTGTTGAGTTGTTCCACGAATACGATCCTCCTGCTCCTGCACCACCAAGACCTACACCGCTGACAGAACCACCAAAGAGGCCACCGCTTCGCCCTCCGTAGCCGTTGCTATTCCCGCCACGGCTGCCATTGTCCCCGGCTGCGCCACCTACAGAAGAGCCTACGCCACCTGCTGCCATTGTTGTTACTCCCCTGAATCGATTGCTGCCCAGCCGTGCTTAGTCAGAACCATGCCTGCCCACTTATCGCCAATCTTTGGTTTCGCTGCGTGGTGCGTGTTAACTACGTTCCCCTTTTCAGCTTCAACCGCTAATTGCTCTGCCATAACTTCGCTGTGCGGCGCTGGTGCTGTGCTGGTGACGATCTCGCTCACCTGCTGCTGAATTGTCGGCTGGCTGCTGTTCTCGTCAGCACCTGGAGTTTCGATTTTTGCTTTACGTGGGCGACCGCGGCCGCTATTTGGTTTGCTTTGTTCCATCGGTTCACCTCATTTTCAGGCATAAAAAAACCCGCCGAAGCGGGTTGTCGTTTCTGTTTTAAATCACTGTGGCTGGAATCTAAATTTAATTTCGTCACCCAGAACTTTAGGCCTAGTGGGGAATATACCGGCCTTAATCGTTTCTTTGATAACGTTGATAGCAGCCGTGCAAAGTCCAGGATTGCCACCCTGCGCTTTTATATCAACCGGCATCTGACCTTCTGGCTGTTTGATCATGATGTCGCAATACCTACCCTTGTAGGCGTCAACATCATAGAACTGCGACTGAATAGCGCTTACAGACTCACACAGCCACAAATTAACTTCGCGCTTATCGCCCTCAAAATGATTCTGCGATTCACACCTCTGTTTAATCTGCGCAACTCTCTCCGATGCTGGCGCTGTTGCTGGCAATGGTTCGGAGTTCATTTGGCTGCGATGTGATTGTGTCGTGTTACAACCGGACAGCGCCATGACAAACAAAACGCCAATTAATTTTTTCATTTTCTAATCCCAGAGTAATGTTTCGCCATTTATATCACAGCAGGTCAGCGCCTTACAGTCAGGCAGAACGGCGACGGGTGCAGAGGATAATTTCACGAAAACAGACCGCTTTTAACATAATAGGTCTAATGCGCACTTCGCCAGCGTGCCAAATTGAAATGTCACCGTGAAACCTGCGTTTTCCTCAGTTATCCCGGCAAAAGCCACAAAACGACACTGCATAAACGCTGCATAAAACAGGCCCGAAAATGCATAGCCTCAAAACAAATCGAAACGCCCGTTTTTCTGGGTTTTCCTGAATTCACGGCACCGTGATTTTTTTCAGAAAAAACGATCACCGCATTTCCCTCTTTACCGCGCGCACGTGCGCGAAAAGACGCGCGCGAAGTATTGCGAGATCAAACTCCATTTATGCAGCGCCTTTTAGGATAGCGGTCAACACACACTACGGGGCGTTTGCTAATTACCACCCACTATAGAAGGACGATTTCAAATACCTATCACTATAGGGAGTTCCCCATAACGATTAACAACAGGAGGTTATATGACTGCTTCACAGATGATTCAGATAGCTGTCGCCTATTCAGATTCTGTCAACTCAATCGTGGGTGTGGTTTGCTTGTTTGCTAAAGCTTTTTTTATATACAGGTACACGTTACTTCTTAAGAAACCTAGTTGAAACCTGTAAATATTTCTCAGACCAGAGATGATTTAGTTGATTTTCATAAGAGATACTTCATGATATCCATGCTGCAATCACGCAGCTTTAATGAGATAGGAAATCATGGAATCCCACAAAAACTTTATCTTTGAACAAACTTGTCTACTGCTTGCAGGTCGTTTATCAAACTCTGAGATGATGCCTACTGAATACATCAAGAAGTTCTTCGAAGATACCTATAAAGCTTTAGAAGCTGAATATAAAAAAGACTACGTTAAGCGCACCACTAGCTAATGATTAATGGCTGAGGTGTGGCGTTAGGGCTGCACCTCAACCTTTACTTCCCCTTCTAGCTTCAATCTTTCTTATTCCTGATTTATCACTGTTGCAGTTTTCCAGCGCGGTTAAGAGCCGTTCGTTTAAATCCAGGCTGCTACCCCATGTCAGCGGGTCAGGTATTTCCGGTACCGGGCAATCAGCGGTTAACTCTGCTGGTATCGCTACTGCCGGCACCTGCACGTATCTGGTTTCTGTGTGCCCGCAAGCTGTCAGCAGCGGCAACAGGAACAGGCAGAACAGCGCACTTATCGTTTTTAACGGCTTCTCGGATGTAAACGATTCGCTGCTCACTGTCGTCTGTGGCTTTCTGCTTGTCGCTTCTTGTGGATTCTGCGATGTCGTTAAACAGCCGGACGGCAGCAATAACGTTAGTGGAGACCGCCTCCGCTGATTTTTGCTGCTGTAAGGCTTTGTCACGTTCATTCCCCACTGTCACAGAAAGGTTTCGGTAATACATCGTCGCCAGCAATAAGCCTGCCACCAGCACCACCAGCAGAATTGCCATTACCAGGCTTACGTTCGCTTTAAGCCACATCATTGATCCAGCCCCCAACATGTGAGCTCTGATTCCTGGTCACGGCGAATAACTTGCCCGTAACAGCCATTAGAGCGAATGCGGCAATCTTTCCCGCCGTCGAATATCCAGCGCTTTATCTCTGCACATGCACCCAGGCGATCGCCTGCATTCAGTTTCCGGTAGAACGTTGATGGCAGGCATTTACCGGGGCCGATGTTCCACGGACAGAATGACGCTATGCCAACCTTCTGCGGTTCGGTCAGTGGAAAGTGTACGTTTTTATCTACCCAAGCTAACGCTTTGGCCTGTTCTTCCCTGTCAATAGCGCGGCACTGGTCAGCGGTCAAACGCATGCCCTTTACAACCGGCTTGCCATTTACGCGAGTCACGCCGCCGCATATCGTCCAGATGCCGCCGTTGTCGGCATAAGCAATTAAACGACCGCCCTCTTTCTCCTGCTGAAACTGATCCATCAGTACAGGAGCGGAGGCGCCACCAGCTATCAGGGCCACCATTGCCGCGCTAAGGGTCTTTTTAAGCTTGGGTGAAATCGCCATTTTTACAGTCCACGCTTTTGATCGTTGTGTTAAGCGCGGCGATTACTGCTGGCGCATCGCTGGAAGTTAATTTCGATGACCGCTGCGCCAGATTCTGGATTGCCTCTGTACGCAAACGATCCTGCTCAATATCAAACTGATGAGACGCCTCTTTGCGGGCATCATCGCGGCGTTTGTAATAAACGTTCACTGCGAACGTTGCGATACCCAGCAGCACGCCGCTGGATAAGCCGATAAAGTTCCAGTCAAGACCGTGGAACCATTCAAACCAGCCGCCCCAGCCGCCTACAATTAACCCGCCAGATGTACCGTAAGACAGGGTTGACGCTATTTTGTCTGGCATAGTTTTGCCCATGTGAATACCTCCGTGAGTTGACGGAAGCTGTGAGTAGAAATGGATGGGATGAAGGATCTGGCTTAAAATGACCGTTGATTAGTACATAAGATGAGCAAAATGAGAGTAATTTACGTTTCACCACCTCATTAAGTTCTAACTATAGCCATAAAAAAAGCTGCCCAGAGGCAGCCTTAGAGGTATCGGTTGAGCTGGATAACTTCAGCTTGCCCTTTAGATCAGCGTTGTCGTCTTTCAAGCGTTCTACTTTGTCTTTCAACTTTTCGATCTCTTTTTCGGCGTTATCACGGTCTCGCTGAAGACCGGTAATTTTTTCTTCCTGCCGAGCTTGAACTTCTTTTATGGTATTCACACTTGACTCAGTCGAATCAATTGTATTCACGAGCCTGACTGCAAAAAAGCTCACGATTGCCATTGTCAGGGCAACCATACCCGTTAGAACCCATACTCTTACACCAGAAGCGGTATTGTCAGATGAACTTATAGATTTACTCCTTACCCTAGTTAAACAAACCTAACGTGCGGCCGCATCGTCAGAGTCAGGAGTATTTTAACTGGATAAGTGTAAGAAAATCTTTAGAAAAAGATAGAATTGGATACTGAGTGGTTACTTAATGAGCGAACAGAGCCAGAATCCCCATGCAGGGATGACTAGAAAAGTCATTGTATAGACAACCGCAGGCTGAATTTTGTTCAATTTTTATCCCTTAGCAACGCAAGTGAATCTACTACACAACCAAACTACCTAAAGAAAATTGGGTTGACAATAGTCGGATGCTAATTTTTTTCAATAAAATGTTGATTGACGCTGCAATCGGATGGCGCAAAATTTTACAGATTTTTAGACCACAATGCAACCTGATTAAGAACTAAGTGTCCTACGGTAGAAAAAATAGCAAGATTAAAACCCAATTACGATGATGTTATCTTTGCTGGAAGGCCAACGGAAAAGCAACTCCCGACGGAATTGCTAAAGAGCAGAAGCACAACCAACTTAAGGTTTTTTCAATCAGAAAATTACAAGTATAGAACTACCATCTTAACTTAATTCAATCACCGTATGGCTCATTTATCAAGCGAAACCTTTTACTGTTAAGACTGAACGCATCACACATTGGCTGGTATAGCATTACTTCTGCCATCCCCATCCATGCATCAACCCTACGCCTACTTGTTGCAAAGCTTTTCCCGGGGTAGTGTCGTAGGAATTCTTCAGCTATCTCTCGCATACTCATCTTTTTTTGATATCGGTTTTTGATGATATGGAGGAGGCCCGGAGAGGTGTATAGGGTTGCTCCAATAACTCTATCCATAATTGAGCCTTCATCGTCAGTACAGAAAACCAAACTGGAATGGCGCCTTTCGGCCAGCATACTGCTTATCCATGTATCCAACTCTGAGGTTGAGCATCCTTTTTTTCTTAATGCCTCTAACGTTTTACTAAGGTCGTCTTGAGTGACTACATATTTGCTAAGCAGCTTTCCAAACATTGCTGTTGCTTTAGGGCTTATATCAATAGCGGACCAGCGCCCCCACATTTTCAACTTACCCTGCAGCCAGACACTCTCCATGGTGCGTAAGCGCAATTCATTTCCGTCTGCTTTTCCATTAGTTGATGGATAGATCATAATTTTCCTTCATCCAGTAATATTTGCTGTGTGCGAAAAACTCCCTCTGCGTGATACAGGCGGAGTTCATCGCGGTTAAAATCAGTTTTAATTCTGCCGTCTATGGCATCGTGACAGGCGTTACATGCGAAAGCGCCTTGTGTGTCTGGCGGTTTGATTCCGGTACCGCATGAATCGGACAAGCGATAATGCGCCAGTACTGTGGTTTCAGGATTGTGATTACATATGCCAGGAATTCTCACCATGCAATTGCGGCCACGCGCTTCCTTGCGGATATTTGTCATGCGGCAAACTCCTGAAGCTGCGCGGCGGCGTTCTCTGCTGCCTGCTGGCTGTCGAATTTACGAAACAGGATCTGATACCAGAGGACATTAAGAACCGCTTTGTAAACCTCCTGAAATTCGTGCTCTTTCATGTTGGCGAACGAAATTGATTTGGCTTCGCGGCGCTGAGTGCCATCGGGCAAAATATATTCGTCGTAAAACCCGGCTGTCATAACCGCCCATTTGCGGAATGCTTCGAACGACTTAACCAGCGCCACTCCCTCAGCACGATTGGCACCTGTACGCGACAGAAATTCGTCCAGGGTTTCACTTAACACGCTTTGCTGGCCAGTCAGCGTACTGAGGTAATCGACGTACTGACGCAGTAACGATTTCTCGGACTCCAGCACAGCGCCAGCCGTGGGCGTCCAGTACTCAAAGCCCAGATTCAGCAGCGCAAAAAAGCGTTTGTGGAAATTGTAATTACGCGCCTGACGCACGTCACAACTCAGCCAGGCACCGGTTTTTATGCGTGCCAGCACTTCGGCGGCTTCGGCGTTTGCCACCATCATGGTTGTGGCTGAGGTTTTAACCAGATGCATTTGAGCCATATCACACCATCCCTTTTCGGCGGAGGTATTCAGCCCTGAGAATCTCAGCAGGCGTTGGGCCGCTGTCTTGTACTGGCGCAGATAAAGCCTTTCGAACGGGTGGCACTGGCTTGCCCTCAGTAACGCGGTCATCCCAGTACTGAATCAGCTTTTTAGCCTCGCCCAGCAGTTCAGGTTCGGTAAGCTGACGCTCATTGCTGCGGCGGCGTAGTTCCAGGCAGATGTGATACATAACCGCCTGTGTCCACGGATATTGTTCGCTGGTTGGGTACCGGAAGACCGTCCTGCGCCAGTGCCAGAATTCTTTAAGCACCTCAGCGGCGGTGATCCCTAATGCGCCTTTGCCGTCACGGCACCACGCGACGAACTGGCCAGGCGACGGCAGGAAGGGTTTTTCCTGTTTACGGGCTGCCCGCATGCCAGCGTTGACCTGTGCCATTGTGGTGATCCCGTTCTCGCGGAATGACAAAAGCCACTGGCGCCGGAATTCGTTTAATTCCTCTTGGGTGCGCAGATTTGCCATGGCAGCCGGGAAAGCCGCACGCAACTGACCAAAGAGCGTATTAAAAATTTCGGCTACCTGCTCTGCCTGCTGCGGTGCATCGTCCTGGATTTCCGCCAGACCGTTAGCAACACGTTTCATGTTTTCACGATCAAGGTTAACCATCTGTTCAGCAATGCTTTTCATTCGATCACCCCGTGGATCCAGTCGGTGTTGTTGTAGTCCAGCGCTGGCGCTGCTGCCCTGCGTGGCGTGGCGTCACGCTGGAGACAGAGCGTGTCCCACTTAGCGCGCAGTTTGGCCGGCGAAAGAATATTTGAGCACCAGAACGCATCGCGGCTGGCCCATTTAAACAATTCGCAGATCTCGCGATGTGTGCGCCCGTCGATTTCACGCATCAGGCGAACGTCATTGGCCCAGGTTGTGAGGTTTGGCCTGCGCACTGCCGGACGGATTGACGCGACAAGGCCCGCGATCCATTCGGCACAATGCAGGTCGTCAGGAGAGCCCCACTTGTTGCCTTTGGGTGAGCTGATCGCTGCATCTGGCTTAACAGGAAAATCATTTTCAGAGGGTGTGTTTGGGGATTCGTCAGAATTCTCAAACGAAGATCTTTTAATATTGTTGTTTATATATTGTTGTTCATGTTGTGCGGGTGTTTGTGCGGCTTCATGTGCGGCTACACCCTCTGAACCCGCGCCGTTACTGGCTTTGTCATGTGCGGCTGTATGTGCGGCTTCATGTGCGGGTAGATCGTCTATTTTTTGAGCATATTCGGCATAATTTGTGATGGTTATCACAGTGCCTTTTTGCTTCTCGCCTTCCATGGAAATCATACCTTCACGCTCGAAAACTTTGAGCATTCGCACGACTGCATCCCTGCTGACCGGCTGACCATTGCGATCACATAATCCCAGCCCTAAATCCGCTGCGGTCGTCACCAATTGTCCGGCACTCAGATGCCACTCGCGCCCTTTAAATCGGGCCGTGTATGGCTGTCTCTGGGCAGCAAAAAGCAGGTTATCCCATAGCGTTCTGAGATAAACATCTTTGGCCCACGGCTTTTTGAGAATGCTACGGTACAACGGGATGAATCCGTGTTTCTGGTTCTCCATCCGGTTGCTCCTGCGCTGGCGCGCGGTGTTGAAGTCAAAGAGTTTGGCAGTAGTCACAGCTTCCCCCTTTCACTGTTTACATAACCAGTAATTCCTGGCATACTCGCTCCTGTTGTGGTGTTAAAAATCAATCGTGATTTGAGATGAATCCTCGGTGGCAGCCGGGGATTTTTTTCGTCCAAAAAGCTGCTCTAACCTCTCTAAGCGCTCCTCAAACTGTGACTCTGGGAAGTGAATTTCCAAAAACAGCATTACCAGACTCATTAATTCAAAAAAGCTGTGCTTCTGATTTCCGATTGCGTATTTCATGCGCGTTACTGCCGCATCATCCATGCCAATAAACCGGGCAAGTTTTCCCTGCCCATTAACCGCAAGTCGGCTTAATAGCTGGCTTTCAATGCGCTTTGCTTTTTTGCGTTTATTTGCAGACTCCATAATTAATAATTCCTTTATGAATTGGGCGTCATGCGAATGCATGCCGACAGTGATTAATGATTCAGTGCGGCCAGAAATAGAACTACGCCGCACTATTTTGATTGGTGCCGTATTGAAGCCAACTTGCATCACATTGAAGTGCATTTGCTATTTCAAACAGAAAACGAGGGCGCTTTGTTAAACCAGCTTCAATCTGTTGGATAGACTGCTGTTTAACCCCTGCCTTAACTGCCAGTTCAGTTTGGGTAAGGTTTAGCTCCATTCGTCTTTGTTTGAGGCGATCCGAGATTGTTTGCATACAGCCTCCTTTGACAAATTTTCTTGTATATTAATTACAAGTAACCTTGTTTGTCAAATACAGCTTTTCTTGTAAACATCCCGTTCCCATGAATGAGGTGTTCTGATGACAACTATCGCGAAACGCGTACAATCTAAGCGAAGCGAGTTAGGGCTAACCCAAGCTGAGCTTGCTGAAAGAGCGGGTACATCCCAGCAAGCTATTGAGCAGTTGGAGAACGGGAAAACTAAAAGACCGCGCTACCTGCCTGAACTGGCGAGAGCGCTAGGCTGCGAAATTGATTGGTTAATAACTGGTACCAAATCAGGCACGAACGTTGCCCCCGCTGAATTAGGAAATAAGCGCATTCCGATCCTCAGCTACGTTCAAGCGGGTTTATGGACAGAAAGTCAAGAATACCGGAGTTATGACGGCGGAATGAGTTACCTGCTTGTTGATGATGACGTATCAGACAACGCATTTGCATTGATAATCGAAGGTGATTCGATGGCACCAAAATTCAATGCTGGGGATAAAATCATTGTGGATCCAGAGGTTTACCCTGTACCCGGTGATTTTGTCGTTGCTCTTGATGGGGTAAAGAACCAGACAGTTTTTAAAAAATTCAGGCCAACCGGAGTGGACTCGCACGGAAATGATATTTACGAGCTAGTCCCCCTAAATGACGACTTTCCTACTTTACGTTCAGAAACAGGCAAGTTGAGCATAATTGGTACAATGGTTGAGCACCGAATAAGCAGAAAAAACCATAGACGCTGATAGTTACAAACAAACCGACTCTAATAGGTCGGTTTTTTTTCGCCCATCCTACAAGAAAATACAAAAATAAATACCTTTCAAAAACAAGAAAGTAGGTTTGCTACGCCTACATTTACAATTTTTATTGTTTACACGAAACAAACTATCTTGTAATTTTCAATCGCACCACAACAAGCAACTGAGGGTAAGGAGATCACCATGTACGGTACCGCTTTATTGCCTCGCCGTGATGTGCTTCCGGGCACGCTGATCCGCTACAACGGTAAATCATGGCTGGCGTCTGCCAACGTCGATAAAGGGCTTTATGCACGGTCTGTTTTTGAGAGTGTCCGCATTACCAGTGAAAAAATTGAAGTCGTTTTAAATAATCGCGGGCAACCGCAAGTTAATTAAATCTCAGCACAAATATATCCCGTGGCGCATGCGTCAGGGAAATCCACATTCTGAAATCAGAAAAGGAAAATGAATTATGTGTCTTAACTTTGCCGTCGAAATAAAACCCAGCTGTGTTTTTTATTCAGAGGAACAGCGTATTGACTGTATTTCTGCTGCCGGTGAAATCATAGGTTATATCAGCATTAATAAAACCGATGACAGCGCAACTGCTTTCAATTCTGCTGGCCGTATCAGTAATGAGCACTGCCCTACCTGCGCCCTGCGTACCCTTTTCGCCTGGAGAACTAACCTGGACGTTGACGCAGTTCAAATCGCTTCTGATGAAAATCCGGCTGCTGTTGTTATGTCCGCAATTATCTCTGCAGCTGTAAGACACTGAGGAACCGGCCATGTCTGAACTTAAACCATTTTTCGTATACCTGCGCGCCAAGAAAAAAGCAGGCCAGAAAGACCATGTTTTCTGGGAAACGCGCGCCAGTGAAAATCGCGTTATTCGCGATGCTGTTAACGCTATGGAAGATGCCGGACTCAGTGAGGAAGATTTCTTTTCCCCTGCTGTTACCAATTTCCATGTGGTTGACGACCTGCCGCCCGAGGGTGTGCTTGATTCCGCCTGGTGCGAACGCTACCAGCTTGCCAGCGACAAAATGAACTGGGAGAAAATCCCGGGCGTCGGAGGCTCAACCACTGTTGAACCCGCTGCACCAGCAAAGGTTGATCCGGTCGTTGAGACTGAAACCACGCAGGCCGGCATTATTTCCCTGGAAGATTTGACCGTTGAACAGGCTGTTAT